GTTCATGTTGCAATTGTTTTACGTCACCTAATGCTTCCATACCCGGTGAATTGCCATAAATATCACCGCCAGCTATGTTCCATCTAGGTATTACAGCAGGGAAATCTCTATATCCACTTTCTCTTAACACTTGTTCGCCTTCTCCTCCCATTTCAAAATAACAAGACTTATATGCCATATTCATATTGTCTTTTTTCTTAAAATCACGTTCTCGATCATCTCGTGGTTCTATCGCATGAATTATTGTTATATACGCATCTAAATTTCCTCTGTCGTATAAATTCTTTGTAGATATAGAACACTTGTCATAACCAAACTCTCTTACTATTTCGCCTACAGTTTTCTGAAATTCTCTATACAAAGTATTTACTCTACCCTGATAATCCTGTGCTATTGCATATTCTCCACAAGTTACAGGGTAATGATGTATTGCTGTTTTAGGATCAGGCAAAATAATAGATCCAGCAGTACCAAATGCTCCTAATTCTTCATAAATACTATGTAACGTCCTATATGTATTAGATTTTTGAAACACCAACTGCATACGTTCTGTAACGTCATTAAGCCACAACTTAACAGGAGAAAAACTATTTAATTCTGGATCAGCAGTAGCAAGCCTAAACCAAGGTCTTGCAGGGGATGTAGCACCTGCCATCATACCTGCACCTAACGTTCTTAACGCTCTTGTACCTGTGTTGTCATATATACTGTTATGTCTTCTATGTCCTTTATTTCTATCCTGTTGAAAATAACGTCCGTTTCTTGGTAATAAATATGTCGTGATCTCTTGCCAATGTGACCACCAAGTAGCTCTTTCTGTTCTTAGATGACCCCACCTAGATAACAAATCAGCACGTTTTGTTTTCATTGTTTAACCACCTAATAATGTGTTACCACCAAGATTTAATTGATCTGGATCTACACCTTGTACACCAGTTAACATCGTACCAGCAGGGCCTGTTAATGCTGCCTGTTCTTCTTTCGATTGTATTGCACTAACATCTGCTCTCTTTCTATTAGCTCTATTCATTTCTACATCTGCACGGTCTTTAGCTTCTTTTTGTGCCTGTCTTGCATCTCTATTCGCTTGTTCTTGCAATCTTAATGCTTTTTTCTGTTGTCGGTTTTGCCGTTCACCTTGGTAAATTTGATAACCAAGTAATGCTCCACCTAATGCTATAAATCCCATGCTATAACTCCTTTGAAAAAATTATGTCTTGTACACCATATTTTAATCTTGGTAATAATGCAGCCAAAGTGGTGCGTTCTTTAGCATGCCATAGCATAACTTTGCATCCAAGAGATTTTGCGTGTTCTTCAGTAGTTTTCATTAGTCGTAGTCCAATCCTACCGCCACGAAATTCTTTTTTGATAAACAAAACGTCATTTTGTGAATATTTAAGATCAGCATAATGCAAATGATTAGCTACTAAATTCATAGAATATCCAATACATACATCACCTTGCATTGCTAGATAAATAAACAATGAACCTGATTGATCAAGTGCATCATACATAGGCCAATTCGGTTTTAATTCCATTAAATCTTTACGAAGTGCTATTTCTTCGTAATGTTCTTGAAATAATGGGTCTGCCTTGACCTTGAATTCATCTAACGTGCAGAGTCTAATTTCTGTTTTAGGAACTCTACTTTTGTTTACACTACAGACAGATTCATTAGTTACGGTCACACTAGTCATAAAAGATAGTTTGTTACACAATCAAATATTATATGCAGTCTGTCAGTCATGCCAACATTATGGGCCGTATGTAATTTTTTATGGTTAAACCACCAAACATCGCCTACATTAAACTTTTGTTCCTGATCCCCACAAGTTTGGCTACACCATTGGTTACTTTGCAACACTAAATGAAATCTTTGATAGTAATCTGCATACGTTCCCTGATCATTATGCTTGGTTACATGACCACTAGGCTTCAAGTTCACTATAAGTACCCTTCCCATCTCTTTAACTTGCAACTGCTCTAATATTGGTCGCATTAATGGTATTAACGCAGGTTTTAGATATTCCATGCATGGGTAGTCATACGATCCTGTATCAAACAAAACGTAGTATGTACTCATCTTTAGTGGTCCTCTAACGTATATGCATTCGGTATCTTTGTGTGCTGAACCTGTAGCTTTTTGTCGTGCTGTTATTTCTCTCCACAACTCTGGTTTTGCATCTAATAACTTAAGCAATGGTTCTACATCCAGACCTTCTGCTATACGAACAAAGTTAGATTCTGGTGTATGGGTCATAATCCTTTTTGTGTGTAGCTTCTTTGCGTTTCTTGATGTATATATCCTCCATTTCTTTCTTGGCTACTGGCAGGGCAAACGTTAACGCTAGTGCATCTGCTAAATCTGGTGACCCTGCTCCCTGTAATCGCTTCTTAATTTGATCCTTGCTTTCCAATACACGTCTTCCTATGTTGTCATACCAATATATCGGTGTTGCTAGTTCTTGTTTTAACGCTACATCGTTTGGTATTGCACCTCCCTCCTCTATCCATTGCTTCATTAACCACCACATCTCACTTCTACGGTTTAGGTATTGTTCTGGTTTGGTTGCCTTACCACCAAATGGTATTTCGATTACGTCATACGATAGCTGCCTTAGTCTGTCGATTACACCACTCCCTGCACCTGCGTCACAGAACACAGCATCTGGGTCATGTTCTTCGATAAGGTTGGCTACTCTGGCTGCTAGATCCATATTGTTTATACCACGATATACAACTGGCTTAAATGCCTGTCTACCTTGCCTACGGAATATTACAGATCGGTCATCTCCAAACCTTGCAGGGTCGATTCCTAGCACTACTGGTGACATATCTACATGGTCTTGTTGGTATACACGTTTAGCTGCATCTTCGGTATCTGCCAATGCAATTAACTGGTCATCACCTTGTGCTGAAAAGTCACATAGATACTCACGAGCAAATGATGTCTCACTCATATCACGTTTGAGACGAGTTACCTCGTTAGGATGTAACGAATCAGTATCGAATACCGTGTATCTTGCTGCTGCCCACCCGTCCTCTTCTATGGCTTTGTAATACAATTCAGAGAACAAGTTAATGCCTTGTGGTGTACCAATAAACAATGACCATCCAAGGCGGTCAGAAAGTGCAGGTTGGACAATGTCTGACCATAGCTCGTTCTTAATTTGGGCTACCTCATCTATTACACAACCATCAATTCTTAATCCTCGCATTGCATCTGGGTTATCACCTCCAAACAAGCGAATGATTGCTCCATTATGTTTAAACCTGATTGATAACTCACCCTCGTTTATCTCGATTACAGACTGCCTACGCAATGGTTCTATCTTCTGTTTTAATCTAGCCCATGCGATGGCTTTTGCCTGCCGTAAAAACGGTGCAACGTACACAAACATACCTAACTCTTTATCTGTTTTAATCGCTTTATCTATTAGTTCCATGATGGCTAGTTCTGTCTTGCCAGATCTCCTGTGCAATGCGTAAACGCTAAACCTTTGTTTCTTTAAATGACACTCCTTTTGCCACGTTCTGGGAGTGTAATCAAGGCTTATGTTCATCCCTGCGGTAGGCCAGTACTGATAGTTAAGTTAATATCTCCTTTTGCTTCTACTCCTACTTTCTCTCCATACTTTTTAGGATTCCATTTAGCCAACAACTTGAGCCTTGCTTCAACTCTATTTTTCTGCATCTGTACTGCTGCTGGATCAAGCCTTGTATTGCCCTCAGAACCGCACAAAGGAGGAGGAGAATCTATTATCTCCAAACATTCCTCCGCAATCGCATCTGCTCCCATATCTCGTGCGTGTGCGAAGCGTGCGATAAAATCTCCATCATCTTTCTCCAACCAATTATAAACAGTTCTCCAGTTTGGTTTATTTTTTAAACGACAGTAGGACCGTAAAGTATTACCATGAGCAATCCAATCAATAATTTCATTAACTATTACAGGATTAGGTTTCTCTGTAGGTCGTCCTAGTTTTGAAGATTGTTTTGTAACGGTCTGGAGTTTGCCCCCTGATACGGTATTTACAGATTTTGGCAATTGTACCTCTGGGTAAGTTAAAGATAGTGCTTAGAGTACCGTAACCTAACCCTTCTTCGTTTAAATCTCTGATAGCATCAATAGTTTGATCAGAAATTTTGCAATTATGGTGGCTAGTGCCGATACGGTAACCTTCAGAATTAACAGCAATGTATTCTCTGGTTAATTGAGTAATTGCTGTCATTTAGGAATAATAAATTAATTAAAATATAAGAAAAAAAGAATAAATATGCAATGTTTGTAATTAATTAGTTGACATCTGATGGATTATATGCAACACTAATAGATATCGGCTGTCCACCGATGCTTCACTTACTAATTTTAATTAACAACAAGCACATGACACAGTTCACATTCCCAACAATTCTAGGAGACAGCCTAGAAAACGAGATACGCAACAAACTTATTGCACAAGTTGAATGCGATGTCGAGCGTTACAACACAAAGTGGTCTAAGCGTGAACAAGCAGGTAAAACTTTTGACACCATACAAACATGGCACGGTGAAGAAAAAGTTTACTATTACAAGTTTTCACAATTCTTAGATATTACATTCCATCAGGAAGAAGATTCTTGGAACAACAAAATGCGTAACGACTATTACAGGCCGCTAAGTTGCAAGCTTAATTTACAGGCTTGTATCGATAATGCTCATGCTCAGAGAGTACACAGCGTAGCTTTAGCAGAGCAAAGAGTTAACAGCCATCTAGCAGTTACAGACCAATTAGACTATGCTTCAACAGATGATCTAAAACTTGGTAGCCATAACTTAATCGAAGGTTGTATTACTGGATTGACTAATGATAGCGAACACTTCCAGATTAAATTACAGATGATGTGGAATTACCGCTACGGTGAAAACTCAGCTAACGGCTACCTTACACAGTACGTCCAGTTCAGAAGCAACAGATATGGAGCTAGACAGGAAGGCAAATCAGTTCAACAAGCTATTACAGATGCTGAGAAACAAGCTAGACGAGATGAAAAACTTGCTATCCAGAATGCAAAGCAAATGGCTAAATGGGAAAAATTCTCAACTTTACCAGTTGTTATGGAAAAATGGGTAGACAAAGAAATTAAAAAGCTAGCTAAAATTATCAGCCCAGAAGGTTTAGCTGACATTCAGAAACAAGCAGACCGTATGGGTTACGAATTCGATAGAGATTGGAAAATCAAATCTATCTCTAAAGACATTGAGCTACACAATACTTTAAGAAATGATCTTAGACATTGGCAGAATGACGAGACAGGACTCAAGTCATTATTCGACAAAGGTATT